GTTAGGGTGTGTTATGTACATTACATCAGCACTTTGTGCGAATTTTAAATTAAATAATTCTGCTTCTAAATATGGTGTAGATATTTCATAAGGTGATGAGCCAGCTCCACCAGATAATATTTGACCATTATCTTTATAAAATCTTATGTACTGATCACCAAACTCTAACATATAAGTTTGTGTCGTAGAAAATTCAAAAGGAATTAATCTTGTTTTTTTTGTACTGTTTTTTACCGCTGAAACAAATGTTGTACCTGGTCGTCTAGCGGCAGCTCCATGTGGATATACAACTAAGTTTTCTAATGTTGCACAACCAGAAGCGTACTTTGCTAAATCATTTCTACCATCTAATCTTGGAGATAGCTCACCACCTGTAAAGTTCGTTAATTGAACTGCTACTCTAGCCATTGTTTAAAACCTTGAGTTTATAAAAGTACCTGCATCTATAACGTCTGTCATACCTAGATCTTGTTCTACGTTTTGACCTTCAGTTGAATCTACAAATCTAGCGTCTCTTAATTTATCTTGAAATAAAGAATACATATTTTGAGCTGTTTGGTTATTGGATGTAACTCCAAAAGCAATGTCAGCACCTAATGATGCAGATATTGTTTCTCTTAATAACTCATCATATTGATTGGGATCAGTAACTCTACCAACATATAAAATTTTCATACTAGATGAATTACTTAAAATTTTTCTACCTTCAACTTTGTAATTTGAATCGTAATCTAATATTCTTAGTAACCTTAAACAATCTGCTGGTAAGGTATAAGAATTAGTAAAACCCCATGCAGGAGATATAGTATCTGCTGCTAGCTCTACTCTTTTTTGTAAACAATTCCAAGGGTGTGTTCTAAACAAAGCATCTCTAATTTGATTGTATCTTGAGTTACAAAGTCTAGCGTTTTTTGAATCTTCTGTTAATGAAAGTATAGTTGTAGCTCCCAGTTGATTTAATGCTCCATTACAAATATCTACTACTGATGCCATATTACTTCCTTATAATATATTTACGTCTGATTTGTCTATCTTTTTTTAACGCAAAAATTTCTTCTACTGTCTTTTCTTGTTTAGTGTCAAAACCATGATGATCTTTAGAATCATTTTTAAATCTATCTACTAACACATACCTATATACATAATTGTTTTTTTTAAAATGTAATACAGGTTTTAAATCTTCTATTTTCTTCATGCACTCTAGGCGGTTTCAACTCTCGCATCCACCGCCTAAAATTATATTTATTAATTAACTACATAGTTAATATTCCAATTTAATGTTCCAGCAGTTCCGCCAGTAGCATTAAAAGTAATAGCAATGTAGAAATATCCTCCTGGATCTTCACTATCTCCAGCTAATTCCCATAGCTTTTTGGATCCAGTATTAAGATCAGCAGCTTCATATCTAACATCTGTTAGTGCAGCGGCATCTGCTACTGAAGTAGCAAATACATCTTCGTCTTTAACTGTACCATCAGCTTGGTAGATACCAACATTGAATGTACACGAACCACCGAATGTGTCTGAACCAACAAATATGTTTGGAACAGCCGCATTACTAGGGATAGGTGCAAGCATAACAATATCGTTATCTGTACTATCTCCAGCCGCAAGTTCTACTGAACCATGAGCTGTTCTTAAAACACCAGCTAATTCAGAAGCACTATTTGCAACTTGAGGAGTAGCTTCAAAGTTAGCTACAAGGTTTGTATTTTTAGTTGTCATAATTTATTCTCCTATCTATTATGCTTCTTGACATATTATTCCAAGAACTTTAGCTTCTTCCATTCTAGTAGCACCAATGCTTTGGCAGTAGTATACTTGAGTGGCATAAGATTTATCAGCTCTTTCGTCTATTCTAGCGGAAATATCTTTTCCGATACCTAGAGTGATTCCATCTTCAGCGAAGGCTATACAAGTTCTGTCATTGCCAGATTTTGCAAGTCTATTGGATGTTGTAAATTTAAACCCAAGGAACGTATCAATTTCACCATGAACCAATGCTTTGATTGTGTTGAAATCTGAACTCGTTACTTCAGTTGTTGCTAAAAGATTATTAATCTGTTCAGGACCGACAACTAAATGTCTAGCAAGTGAAGGATCAACATCAGCCAAATCAAAAGTCTGCTTAGCAGTTCTTAATTTAGCAATAGTTAAACCTGCTCCACCAGCAGCGATTGCAGTTTGAGGGTTTACTGAAGTTGCACCTGTTTCACCTGTGAAGGCAACACCAGAAGCAGCAGCTATAATCACATCATCTATTGCTCTACCCATTGCCATAGCAGCGGCTTGTGCGTAAGATGATGTAGGATCGATTAAGAGTCTTACTTTGTCTTGTTGATCAATAAGATCAGCAAATTCGTAATCCGCAAGCGATACTCTACGTCTAGCGTGAGGTGTATCGATTTGAGGCGTGTCCGAATGTCTGCTAGTTTTCAAAACTGCAGTTACTGAACCAACTTGATCAAAGAAAGCATTTTTTCCTACAACGCTTTCAGATCTGACTTTGTCTCTTAATAATGATCCCATTTGTTGAGATAGCATTTGAATGTTAGCAGAATACTGCTGTACAAATGCTGTAGTTATTTGTGATGACATAATTGTCTCTCCATTATTATTGTTATTGTTATGTTAAAAATCAGAATGGTTCTCCATCTTATCGATAGGCAATTCTTGGATTTAAAGTCTTTTAGACTAGAAGTCTATTCCTTCTTGGCAGCAAGGTTCTTTCGAATTGTCTTACCTTTAATCCACTTATAGTAAATATCTGCGGTTGGCAAGGGATTAATTTTCTGTTGCTCAGAACCAGATTCCTTTACCAACCTTAATATCCATAATCTAAGTTCTTCTTCACTTATATTATTATTTTGCATTAAGCATTTCTCTTAAAGTATAAACTTGCTGTACTGCTTTATCGTGATCTGGATGTTGTTTGTTCCAATAAGGACCATTTCTATCTCCAGATAATGCAGCTATTTCAGATTCAATATCTTTAGATGTATTAACATTTTCACTTTCAGTTGAAAGTATTTTATCTTCAGACATCATACCTGCAATTTTTGCAAAGCCTTTTATTATTTCTGGATGATCTCCAATCCTAGTACCATCTTGCAATTGCATATCCAATACATCTGGATTAATATTTGCTTTTGCTAATGCACCAGCTTGTTTAACTTTACCCTCAAAGTCTCTACCCCACTCTTGTCTTAACTGATGTTCAGATTGTGTTTGAGCAGTTTCAGTATCAATTCTTGATTGCTGTGCAGTACCTTCCATATTATTTTTATAGAACTCTAAAATACCTTGAGCTTGTTTATTATTTAATCCAAGTTTGTGAGATTGTTCAGCAAAAGATTTTACTGCATTTTCATCTATTGCAACAGATTCTGAATTAATATCAAAAGAATATTTATCAGCAGATTCTGGTCTGCCTAATTTTTCATATACTTCATTCCATTGATCTTCTGTAGAATTGTTGTTAGGTATAATTACTTTATCTTGACCAATCATTTTAGTTGCGTTGATGTAACTTTTTGCTAACGCATCTATCTCAGTAAATTTTTCAATGCTAGGATCGTTTCTAAAATCTTCGCTAATTGAATCTTTCCAAGATCCTTGTGGTGCAGGTGTTGCAATTGGTGTTGTTGGTTGTACTGTCTCTGTAGGTGTCGTTGTTTCTACAGGCACAGCTTCCTGTGTTATCTGTTCGCTTGACATATTATTTTCCTTTTTCTTTATCGTTTCGTAGCATTGATTTAACAAATAGAATGACACTACGTTGTCCTTCCATGTATGCACTCTCATGGCTATCGCCTTTTACGTTGGTGGTAGAATGATAATGACATCTTTTTTCAAGATCAATTAAGACTTGTTTGCCTTCATCTGAGTTGAATATGTATTCGTAGTTTTTTTTTAATCCCTGTATTAATTGTTGTAATTGTTTATTTGCTTCCATATTATTCCACTTCCGCATTTGCTAGAGCTTGTGCCTCTTCAGGCAACGCTTTCGCTAGTGGTGCTATATCTCCTGCTGCTTGTGCAACTTGTTGCATCTGAGCCATTTGTTGTTGTTGTTCTGCAGCTTGTGCTGCTTGTTGTCTCTCTCCATTAACTTGAGTTTGTGATTTTAATAATTTTTGTGGCATACCAACTATATCAGCTAGATGTTTAACAAGATTATCAAAATTAACATAATCAAATACTGGTGCTACGTTTGCAAGTGAACCTAATATTTCTATTGCTCTCATAATAGATTGTAGTTCTGAAGATTTTTGTGCTTTAGCAAGTGGTGATACATATTCAATTTCTATATCTTTGCCAGACAAAAACTCTG